GTTGCACTACACGCAGGTGCCGACGATCCCGAACGCAGCACTATGGGCTCGCGCATGAAATCGCTCGTGGGTGAGCTCACGGATAAAGCCGCATCGAAGACAAAAAAGGCCACCGCTGCAAAAGAACTTGCCAAGCTTCGGGAAGCCTACAGGCAGCGCCTTTTAAAGACTTAGGGCTGCCCTGCGCCTAGCGCCCTAGCAAAAAACCCGTCCTAATTCATCACCACTACCCAGCCCTGCAACACATACTGCGCTTGGTGGCCAACCGAAAGGCGCTCAAAACCTCGCAACTGCATGCTTTGTGGCCCGATGAGATAAAGCTGCACATCAAAGAGTTCGAGAAGTGCCGGCCCAACATGATCATTGGGATCTCGAAGTGTTGCCACCATATAAATCCCACGCTTGCTTGTCAGCATGTGAGTCAACAGCTGACCTGAGAGCTCTCCAAGCGGATGGGCTCGGCTTGCCTGAAGGCTCACACCACGATGATGGGTAAGAATGACTTTTGCGCGCATAGCTGTGTTTTTAACCAGTAGTATAGCGCGAGCCCTCCTTGAACTGACCTACGGCTCCGAGAACTTGTCAATCGTCATGGTGCTTGGCGCCTGAATCGGAAGACGAGCCTTGGTACCGGTCTTCTTAGGCAAAGTCATCACTGCAAAAGGCGCATTCGCTAAGCCCACACAAATCGATTCACGCCCCCGCCATTCAAGCGAAAGACTTTGTAGCTGATGATCACTCGGTTTATGCTGCTCGCAAAAAGCGCTCCCGCTCAGTCGAACTCATACGCGCAATGGCTTGCTCATAGGCCAAACCCTCTAAGGCCAACACGTCAGCAAATTCGCTATCGACATCGCCTGGCCCCTCCCCGCCCGGAATCATTGCCAGGGTCTTGGGGGCAATATCCAGCGGTGGCTTACGATCAGGTGGCTTACGATCGACAGACTTAACAGGCGGCTTAGCCGCGGAATCGCTATCGGTCGTTTGATCGGCTGGTGTCTTGGTAGCAATGCCATGCAAAGCCAACACCCGCTTGTGGGCCTCGGCTAAAAACCATGCCATCGACTGATGGGCATGTTCGCTGCGCGCAGCAAGACTGCGTACAAACCCGTCCAAATCAGATGCCTTCTCGGCGTCTTTTCGATAATCAATGCCGCCTGCCGCACCATCGAGTTTTGCTGTGTCTGACATGAATTGATTCACGGCGTGCACCCAGAGTTGCTCAGCCGTCTGGGCGTTCATCTCCTGGCTGATTTCAGCCTTGGTTCTGGCAATCGTCAATTGCTCGCGCTGAACGAAAAGATCACTGCGCGCTTGCTCAAACTCATCAAACTCGATCTCGCCTGCTTTAAATTTCTGCTTAAGATTTAGTTCTTTGTCTGCGAGAGCCTTTACTTGCGCATCGAAGTCATCAGGCAGACGAGCTTCGTAGCGAGGTATAGGTTGCGTGCGTGTCTGCGGTGGATCCGTGTCACCCGCTTTAACTTCTCCCTGCGAACTTTCTTCTGTCGCTTGCCCGGCATCTGAGGTTTGGTCAGATTTAGTATCGACCAAACTCGCATCTGCCACTTGTGGCGCTGGCGCAGTACTAGCGACGTCATCCCGTTGCGCTTCTTCCCCTGATGATTCATCAATAGGCTCATCGTTTTCGCCAACAGACTTAGTCGTTAAGTCGTCTTCTCTCATAGCGTCACGCTCCTCTTGCGTGAGCGTTGACATTAGGCCTTCATCGAGCGTACTCATGCGCGCATCCTCAGGGGTTGATTCATACCGGGCAAGGTGCCATGCTTGGTACCGCGAAGCATGAATACGCGACCGAGTAAAAAAAACGCTTCTTAGGGTTGACCGCTTTGTAAGCGCTTACAGCACTACGCCGCTCGTCGTCTGTTGCTACATCGCTGATCAGCTAGCAAAAATCATCCGGAACGGCTGAGTATGCGAGCGAATAAAGTTGGCATCCGAGTTGCGTGGTGCCCCTTAAGCTTTGTATGTGCCGCTCTGACAGTTCATCCTTGGCAAGTGCTTGAAGCGCTTTTAAATCGTATCCACTAACGATCAAGATGCGATCTGCTATGCGATCTGTATTACCTCGCATAAGTTGTTCAGAAGTTATATCGATCTTTGGTGATTCATGTTGCAAAACATGAAACCCTACGACGCCAGGACGCTGAACATAAGACTTACCAAGATGTTCAAGCCGATCCATGATGCCATCGCCAGAAGCCCCGATCGGGGAAAAGCGAAGTGTCAATACATGACGGGCCGTCACAGCACCATGACTATGAATCACCCGGCATTGAGCTCGAACCATATTGCGGTGAAACGGCATCATCTTTGTTGACCAAGCTGTCGGCGCGTTGAGCCGAGCGAGATAGCCTTGGGATGCTAAGACTTCATACGCACTTAACTCGTACATAACAAAAAAGCCTTCACCTCCAGATGCATCAGTCCAGCGTGATGCTCTCAAGAACCCGTCGATTGATAAGCGCTCAGGAACGTGTTCAAAGGCATGCCAATGCTCTAATTCGTCTCTCGCTTCAGACGGAACATCCCACCACATGGCTAGTGCTGCTCTTCCGAGCATAACGGTTCTCCTGATTTAAGCTAGCAAGTCAGTAAGGCCAAGTTTTTGCGCGATCGCGCGAACTGCCAGCAAATAGCCCGCCGGTCCAAGGCCACAGATAACACCATGAGCAACCTGCGAAATCAGTGAGTGGGTATACGGCGCAGGTCGCTGATGAATGTTGGTAATGTGAACTTCAATAAGCGGCTTGCGCAATAGCTTTAAGGCGTCGAGAACCGGAACGCGACCAAAGGAAAAGCCCGCTGGGTTAATGATGACCGATGCATTGTTTATAGCGGCTTCCTGGATCCAGTCAATTAAGATGCCTTCGTGGTTTGTCTGGCGGAAGTCACATGTCAACCCTAGAGACTGAGCAAGACTCTTTGACGCATGTTCGATTTCGGAAAGGGTTGTCGTCCCATACAGTTCAGGCTCTCTTGTTCCAAGCATATTGAGGTTTGAGCCGTTTAGAATGAAAAGTTGATGCGCCATTGTTCTTCCCCTACATTGGTATAAGTTCTTTGCCATTTTCTCTTTAGGCTTGGGTCGTGCCAATGTACCAGCATGGAACATCCGATCCAATATTTCACGAAACGGTAAGAATCAGTCACAAAGACCATGTCCTAACGCAACTTCAGTCAATGTAGTGACCGCAACCTCACCGCCAACTCATCACCTCGTTGCTGACCCTCTGCAACCAGGCTTGCGCCTTCTGCGAGTAGTTCTGCCAGTCGGTCACGCTCTGCTCGGATGCCATCACAGCTGGAAGTGGTATCTCCTGGATCGGTTCGCACGGGATTTGCGCTAAGGGTTGCGAGCTTGCCGCGCAGCCGTTCAAGATCATCGCGAGAAGCATCGGCGCGCTCACGCGCAAGTGCCAAGGCACGTTGGGTCTCATGATCCATCCTTCGGTGTTTATCAATTTGTGATTGAACAAGTTTTGCGCTCAGCGCCCGCGCTTGCTCTTTGGCTTGTAACTCACGGACCTGGGCTTCTTGGCTCGCTGCATCAAAGCCAGCTTGGTAGATACGCTTTGCACCTAAAAGCATGCCCACCAATAGGGCTGCAGAAAGTCCAACTTTGATGAGCGTGCCCGCAAGCGGCAAAAAGAAAGACGCTGGGCCCATGTCAGCCGTTGCAAAAGGCAGCGCGGCGAGCCTTAAGTGAGACGCTCAATTCTTGCAAAGTGTAAGTTGCGCTTGACGGTGGATGTACAGCGCTCGCATCCGTGTTACTTTGAAACCTCGAAAGATCCGGCGATCTTTTGATTTCACGGTCTCCATCGTAAGGGTGGTTAAGCTCAGCTTTCAGGCTGGGCTTTCTTTTTTCTACCGATTGCTCACCCATCACAATTGCCCATCACAAACGCCCCTCACACCGTGCTCGCTGGCTTTCACGCCTTCTCACAAGCCCCGAGCATCGGCTCTTGGCAAGCCTGCAATCCTTGCCTTGAAAGTAAGTCCAGCGATCAAATTGAGCGCAAGCACGCTCATACTCCGAGGCGTTGAGAAGCTTCACCATCGTGGAATCGCAAAAGGCTTTTGCGCCCACGTTATAGGCATGCTCAAGATAAGCATCGTACTCATGCTGATGCAGTGGGACCTTTACACAGCTCTTGAGTGCCCCTTCAAATTGTTCGATATCGGCAAGTGCCCTTGAAAGCGCTTGGGATGGGGTTGTCTTTTCACCCAATCGAACCGCACTGCCATCAGGCTTGGTCGTCGACCCAAAGCCGATCGTAGGTCGATCACCCGGCATCGGAATGACCGCCTGATCGCTATAGCCTTCATGTAACGCAATCGATACAAGACCTGCAGCAGAAAGGCTTAATGCTGCAACCGCCACTCGGGGCTTGATCACGATAGACTGTCCTTGTCATCTTGCGCACTGACCTGCGTATGCATCGTCCACCAGCGATAGAGCAAAAAGCCAATCTGAAGCACCAGGTATAAGAGCGTTGCCCAAAGGATGAGGTCATTCAGTGGCACGCCCGCAATCGTGGCACCAGCAACCGTCACGGGTGGTGCAGCGCGCAGGGCTTCAGCGGTTAGTTCTGAGCGTTGCGTCATTCGGAGGACTCCGCTTTCTTGGATTTATCTTTTTTTTCATCTCGATCTTCTTTTCGATCTGCTTGGTTGTCCTTCAATTGTTTGGCAAGCTCATCAAGCTCAGCTTTAAGCTTTTCAATCGCTTGATCGGATACCGCCTGAATTTGCGCCACGCGCTCTTTGGCATCAGCATCGATGCGCGCCACTTCAAGCTTGGTATGAGCGTCTTCTCGAATCTGTAGCGTTCGATTGGCAAGCTCGATTTGTGCTTTGCGTAAGGCCTCAGACACCCGATCGATCTCGTTTGAGCTTTCTTCGCGAATCTTTCCGATGGTTTCTAAAAGCGCTTGCTCACGCGATGCAGCATCGCGCTGATCAGCATCACTTTGCGCGGTACCCATCGCTGCCCCCATCGCTGCAACTTCGGCTTCGAGTTTTGCCGCTTTGGCGTGGGTCTCCCGCACCTTGGCGCGTTGCTCCTCTAAGGCGGAAAGCGCCATCTGCCTTTGCAACTCAAGTGCTTGCGCCTGTTGCGCAGCTTGCTCTTGGGCTTGTGCTTCTTCCTCAGCACTTGGTGGCTTACTGGGATCTCGTTCACCCGTCAGTTTTCGAAACTGATTGGCAATGTCGTCTTTATTGGGGAGATCAGAGAAGTCCATCGCAATCGTCATCACCCGAAGACCAATCTCAGGGGGTAAGCGCGCGGCAAGTTGATTGAGGTTTTCAAACATCACCTGGCGCAAGG